GTAAAAGTTCTAAAGCTGAAAGACGATCTAAAATATCGTAATGAAGAAGATATAAATAATCTAAATAAACTCATAGGAGATTGATAATGGAGTTATCATTAATAAGAAGCCTAATGGACAAAGGCTTTTATGACGAACATAAAGGCTCAAAGTGTCCAACTAGACTTTTTAGTAAAGACGTACAGAAGATAAAGAGAACAATAGATAATGCTATGGAGTCCTACAATAGAACAGTCACCCCAGAGGAGATAGAAGCATTGTTCTTTGCACAAAACCCATCAATCACAACTGCACAGAAAACTGCCTATAGTGGTTTGTTTGCATCTATCAAGAGAGAGAAACCTATGGGTAAAGATATCTCACAAGAGATACTATCCAAGTTATTCAGACAAGTTGTTGGAGAAGATGTAGCCAACCTAGGCTTTGAGTATGTCAATGGCACAAAGAACTCACTAGAGCCTCTTAGAAACATATTAGAAAATCACGCAGATGACTTTACACCAAACCTAAACATAGAATGGGATGACATAAGTCTTGAGTGTTTGCTTACCAAGAATGACTTGGAGACAAAGTGGTCGTTCAACATACCTACGCTAGTGTCTAAACTAGAGGGAGTGAATGGTGGGCATCTGATAGAAGTGGGTGCTAGACCTAATACTGGAAAAACTTCCTTTCATGCATCACTCATAGCAAGTGAGAATGGTTTTGCTAGACAAGGAGCATTATGTATAGTCTTGTGTAACGAGGAGTCATCCTA